AAGAACTTGAAGCGCAGACTCCAGATCTTTGTCACCAGATACGGCGACTCCGACTAGGGCTTGAGCCTCTTCAACACTAGGTTGAACTTTTGCTTGATCTTTCATAGCATTTCCTTAATCAAGGTTAATATTACCACGACAACTAGGGTCGCGAATCTAAGTAAACTCCTTTACTTATAATTACTATGATACTTAAGACTACGTGAAAGTAAAGGGTTATTTACGTCTGATTACGCAATTGCCAGTACCTAGAATTACCTTTTGCCAGTACCGTGAATCTACCTTCTTGCCACTTGCCAAAAAGACAAAAAGAAGTACAATAGTACAATGCACAATGCCTATTACCTATACCCTAATATGAATCTAGATTGGGGTAGATTGAATTCCTGTTTGCTGCGCAGGGGTGTCCCTTCGGAATTCCACCGAATCAGTCAGTAATTGACTCTATTCTTTAGCTTCTAGGATCTAGCAGATAACCGCACTTGATATCGTAAGCGATATCAGCATAACGGTATGAACCATGATGCCCATTAGGCACTTGACTCATAGCATCTGCAACTGTCATCCCAGCAACCATTTCCACACGGTCAGCAATGTAACCAGCTTGAGGAGTCTTGGCTCCACGTTCTAGAACGTGGTCAGCCTTGAAGCCTCTAGTGTTGGCTTTCTTGTTGTTAACTTTAGAGAACACATCAAGTGCGTTCGCTAAGTCAGCATCGTCGCCAATTGCTTCGCGTAGGATATTCAAAGCGTCAACTCTATTGAGTTGGGCTTTTACTTTCGCTGTCTTCTTAGACATAAGCATTTCCTATACTTTTTATACACATCCGCTATTACGCGGAACCTATAACTAAGTAATAATTACTTACTACTTACTTACCCCTTTACTTTACTACTTTACTTTATAAAAGTAAAGGGTTAATTAATAGCGTAGCTATAAGGCTATTAATTAACGCTATAAAAGTAATAAAAACGTAGTACTACTATATAAAACCCCTTTATAAGTACCCCACCCCCCCTTTTTTCAAACCCCCTGTAGCGACGTATCCGCCTGAGTTCCTCAGACTAATTTTCCATGGATTTTTTATACAGCTTTACAGGTATATGCTTTTCGGTTTATCATGTATAAAAATTTGCTGCAAAATTATTTTGGAAATAGATAAAGAACTCTGGTCCCAGCTACCAAAAGAAATACTAGAAGAGTATCTCGAACTTACGGAGAGGCTCAAAGAACTCAATCAAGTAGAAAAATGCGAACAAAGTTTTCTAGACTTTGTTAAATCTCAGTGGCCACAATTCGTAGAGGGCAGTCACCATCGTATAATGGCGAACGCCTTCGAGCGCATCGCTGATGGTCGATTAAAACGTCTTATAATAAATATGCCACCAAGGCACACTAAATCAGAGTTCGCAAGTCACATGTTCCCAGCGTGGTTAGTCGGAAAGAGACCAGGACTTAAAATTATTCAAGCAACGCACACGGCAGACCTTGCTGTAAAATTCGGACGTAAAGTGAGAGACCTGTTTGCAACGTCCAGTTATCAAGCGATATTCCCAGATGTGTCTCTGCACCCAGATTCACAAGCTGCAGGTAAGTGGGAAACGAGATCTAAAAAGAACTCTAAGATTCAAGGCGAGTACTATGCGGCAGGTGTCGGTGGTGCAATTGCTGGTCGTGGTGCGGATCTGTTTATAATCGACGACCCCCACTCAGAGCAAGATGCTATGTCAAAAACGGCATTGGATGAAGCCTACGAGTGGTACACTTCTGGACCGAGACAGCGTTTGCAACCTGGAGGGGCTATTGTAGTAGTAATGACAAGATGGTCAGTCCGAGATTTAACAGGTCGATTAGTGCGGGACATGGGCAAAAGTGACAAGAACGATCAGTGGGAAGTTATCGAGTTACCTGCGATTTTGCCCAGCGGTGATCCAGTCTGGCCAGAATACTGGTCGCTAGAAGAACTAGAAGGAGTACAAGCTGCACTGGGTAAAGGTCCAAAATGGCATGCTCAATACATGCAGAAGCCAACGTCCGAGGAAGGTGCACTTATTAAAAGGGAGTGGTGGAAAACTTGGGAAAAGAGTTCGCCCCCACCTTGTGACTATATTATTCAAAGTTACGATACGGCATTTTTAAAAACTCAGACTTCGGACTATTCAGCTATTACAACTTGGGGAGTATTTTACCCAGAAGGACGTATAGGTGAGGAAATGTATAACGGCGATGTCGCTCACCTTATATTATTGGATTCTGTAAAAGAACGACTAGAGTTCCCAGAACTAAAAAGGAAAGCCCTAGAACTTTACGAATATTGGGAACCAGATACAGTAATCATTGAGTCTAAGGGTAGTGGTACTCCGTTAACGCAAGAATTACGCAGGATTGGTATTCCTGTACAAAATTTCACACCAAGTAAAGGAGCGGATAAAGTGGCAAGGGTTAATTCTTGTACACCGTTGTTTGAATCAGGTATGGTTTGGAGACCTGATCAACCATGGGCAGATGAAATGGTCGAAGAATGTGTGGCATTCCCCGCAGGCGACCACGATGACTTGGTGGATAGTATGAGTCAGGCGATTTTGCGATTTCGTCAAGGTGGTTTTGTACAATTAGCTTCCGATTACGAAGACGAGTACGATGGTTATCGTGAACGGAAAATGGTTTACTATTAAATTAATTTAATATAGAGTGAGGTGGCATTATGGCAGTAGAGAAAGGTGTTCAAGTTCCCTTAGGAGAAGTAGACGAAGTTCCTCCCTTCGAAGAAGAAGAAATTGAAGTAGAATTAGAGGATGATGGATCTGCAGTTGTAGATTTCATGCCTGAGGCACAAACCCCAGAAACAGGTTTTCAAGATAATTTAGCAGAAGTTCTTGACGATTCTTCATTAAGTAAATTAGCCAGTGAGTTAATAAACTATTACGAAGAAGATAAAGAATCTAGAAGTGAATGGTACACAGCTTTTGCAAAAGGACTAGATTTATTAGGTATAAAACAAGAAGAACGTACTCAACCATTTGAGGGAGCGAGCGGAGTCAATCACCCATTATTAAGTGAAGCTGTTACGCAATTCCAATCGCAAGCTTATAAAGAGTTACTCCCAGCTGATGGTCCAGTTTCTGTAGAAGTGGTAGGCGATGACAACACAGAAGTAGTTCAACAAGCTAGGCGTGTGAAAGAATTCATGAATTATCAGATCACTCACGTTATGGAAGAATATGATCCAGAAATGGATTCACTTTTATTCTATTTACCGTTATCTGGAAGTGCGTTTAAAAAAGTTTATTTTGACACTATGCTTAACAGAGCAGTTAGTCAATTTGTTAAAGCTGAAGATTTTGTGGTGAGTTATTCCACTACTGACCTTTTTAACTCACCACGATACACTCACGTCATGACTATGACGGAAAACGATTTGCGTAAAATGCAACTTAACGGCATGTATCTAGAAATGGATATGACAGGAGCAGGTGTACCAGACGAAAATCAAGTTAAAGAAAAAATCGATAGAATGGATGGGGTTACTCCTAACTACGCAGAAAACAATGACATGTACACTCTTTTGGAGATGCATGTAAACTTAACGATTTCTGAAATAGAAGACCATGGATTTGCTTGCCCTTATATAGTAACTATATGTAAAGACACCAGTAAGATTTTAGCCATACGCAGAAATTGGCAGGAAGGTGATCCTAATTATCAAAAAGTAGATTATTTTGTACAATATAAATTCCTCCCAGGATTAGGGTTTTATGGTTTTGGTTTAATTCACATGATTGGTGGTTTAACTAAATCAGTAACTGCTATATTAAGACAATTAATTGACGCAGGAACATTAGCAAATTTACCAGCTGGGTTTAAAGCTAGAGGTATGCGTATTCAAGGTGAAAACGATCCCCTACAACCTGGAGAATTTAGAGACGTTGATGTAGCTGGTGCTACAATAAAAGATTCTCTAATGCCGTTACCTTATAAAGAGCCTTCTACAGTATTGGCTCAATTATTAGGTGTACTTGTCGATTCAGGTAGAAGATTCGCTTCTATTACGGATATGCAGATGGGGGACTTAGGTAATCAAGAAGTCCCAGTAGGAACTACGGTGGCTATGCTAGAACGTGGAACTAAAGTAATGTCAGCTATCCACAAACGCTTACATTTTGCACAAAAGAAAGAATTCAAATTATTAGGAGAACTTTACGGTAAATACCTACCAGAACAATACCCTTATGCAATGCCAGGAGGAAAAGGGTATGTAATGGCTGCAGACTTTGATGAAAGAGTTGACGTTCTTCCTGTTAGTGACCCAAATATATTTTCAATGGCACAACGTGTTTTAATTGCACAACAAATGCTACAAATGGCTCAGGCAGCACCAGATATACATAACCTACCAGAAGCCTACCGCAGAATGTATGACGCATTAGAAATTAAAAACGTAGACACGTTATTTCAACAGCAGCAACCTGTTCCTCCTAGAGATCCGATATCGGAAGAACAAGCAGCAATGTTAGGACAACCTATACAAGCTTTTGAATGGCAAGATCATGAAGCCTATATTGCGAACCACAGTGCATTTATACAAAATCCTATGGTTCAACAGCAACCACAGGTAGCACAAATGATAAGTGCCAATATACAAGAACATCAAGCAATGCTTTACAAACAGCAGGTAGAGCAGGCAATGGGACAACCATTACCACCACTTGAGCAAATCACACCAGAGATTATGAATCAAATTGCTCAAGCTGCTGCACAAGCCACAGCCGAAGTAACAGGAAAAGCGAAAGCAGTTCAAGAAGCTGTTGAGTTACAACGTATTGACCCAGTTATAGAGGTACAACGTGAAGAAATTGCCCAACGTGCACAAAAAGATGCAACACAGGCACAACTTGATGCAGAGAAAATAATATCTAATGAGGCGATTGCTGAAATGAAGATTGCAGCAGATCGAGAGAAAACACTAATACAGGCTCAACAAGAAGCTGAACGTACATTTGCGGAAACGCTTAAACAAGTACGAGAAGCCGACACGAAAAGCCGAGGAGAATAAAATGCCTAGTAAAACAGGATATCCAGGAATCAAAAAGAACCCAATTAAAGGTTTAGAAGGTACTAAAATTAAAAAGATCACTAGAAAAGCTAAAGGTGGCGGAGCAGCCAAGAAAGGCTTGAAGTTTGTTGAATACGGGAGAACGTAATGCCAAAAAGTAAATATTACAAAGGTTATGGGCACGGTGGTCCAGTAAAATCTGAAACTGAAGACCAACGTTCAAAAAGAATGGAAAAGGAAGACGCTAACGTAAGAGGTTACGGTGGTGGTGGAAAAGTTAGAAAATAACATCATTCAGTAAGGAGAAAAAGATGTCGTATACAAAAACAAGTGAGGCTATTGAAGGTAAGGTTAAGTGGGGAAAGCTAGGACCTTATAAAGATACTTCTGGTATGAAAAAGGCTATGCAAAAGGTTGCTAAAAAGAAAGGAAAGAAGTAATTGGACTGGTTAGAAGCAACTGAGTTTTTACTCAAGCAATACCGTAAACGTAAAGCTGAGTTATCAGAAATGCTTGCTGGTGGGGGTGCTGCTGATTACGAACAGTACCAGAGAATTGTTGGTGAAATATCAGGTCTAGATTTTGCCGAACGAGAAATATTAGACCTGCATAAAAGGATGAGAATAGATGACGAAGACGATATCTAAATTTGGATCGGATACCAATAACACAAAAGCAGTCCCAGATTTTGTGGACAATTTCAGCACAGAAGAAGTAGAAGAAAAAACAGACTCTTTTACTGTAGAGAGACTTCAAGAAGATGTTTCCCTACAAGAAAAACTTCCTGTGCCTACGGGATATAGAATTTTAATATTACCTTTTGTTCCTGGCAAGGTTACGAGAGGAGGAATTCATTTGGCTAAGCAAACAGTAGATAAAGAACGACTGGGAACAGTGGTTGGTTATGTGGTGAGACTTGGTCCAGATGCGTACAAAGATGCACATAAATTTCCCGAAGGACCATGGTGTCAGGAAGGAGATTGGATCATTTTTGGCAGGTATGCAGGTGCTCGAATTCAAATTGAAGGAGGGGATTTGCGTTTATTAAACGACGATGAAATTTTAGCAGTGATAAATGACCCTGAAGATATTTTAGCAGGATGATTTACTTTTATAAAATTTCACGCTATCATCGAGGACTATGAACATGGCAGAAACCATGCAAGACGTTGCAGAAAACGTAGAAACGGAAGAAGTTGAAATAGAAATTCCTTCAGAAGATGAAGGAAAAGAAACAGAAACTCCGATCCAAGCTGTTGAAGAACAGCAGTCAGAAGAAACTCAAGAAGTTTCCGAAGACCATGACCAAGAAGTTGCAGAATACAGTGACTCTGTTAAAAAACGTATCGACAAGCTTACCTATAAAATGCGTGAAGCTGAGAGACGTGAACAAGCAGCACTTAAATTTGCACAGAGTGTAAAAGAAGAACTAGATACAACAAAAACAAAATTAAATAAAACAGATAAAAACTTATTCAGCGAATATAACTCAAGAGTAGACACCCAATTAGAAACAGCTAAAGCAAACTTAAAACAAGCACACGAAGAACAAGACACAGATAAATTAATAGAAGCCCAAGAAAACTTAGCTAAATTATCTGTGGAAGCAGAAAGTTTAAACAGGTTACAAAGGGAAAGGGAAGAATCTCAAATAGAGGAAGAAGCTAGACAACTTCAAGCACCGCCTCCACAACAAGCACCGCCTCAGCCAGATCCTAAAGCTGAAGAATGGGCAAAACGGAATACGTGGTTTGGGGATGATGTAGCAATGACTTCTTCAGCTTTTGCTTTTCATAATCAAATAGTTGAGCAACAGGGAATAGATCCAACCTCTGACGCTTATTATGAAGCTTTAGACAGGCAAATAAAAGAAGCTTTTCCTCACAAGTTTGAACAAGCCCAACAACCTGTTCAGGCAGTAGCTGGTGGTAGCGTTGGCGCAACCACTGTAAATAAACCTAAAAAAGTAAAACTCACATCTAGCCAAGTCGCAATAGCGAAGAAGTTAGGTGTGCCACTTGAAGAATATGCTAAGCATATTCAATAACGGAGTATAAAATGACAGAAGAAATTAAAACCGAAGTCAGTTCTGACCGTAACTCACGGTCTGCAGAGTCACGAGAAACTCAAACTCGCAGAAAACCTTGGCAACCGCCTTCCAGTTTAGATGCCCCAAAAGCACCTCCTGGTTATAGATACCGATGGATACGTGAAAGCATCCTCAACCAAGATGATAAATCTAATATGTCAAAACGTATTAGAGAAGGATTCGAACCAGTAAGAGCATCAGATCATCCCGATTTTGACGCCCCTACAGTTGATGATGGTAAACACGCTGGAGTTATTGGAGTAGGTGGGTTAATTTTAGCCAAGATACCTGAGGAAACAATTGCAGAAAGAGAGGCTCATTTCAAAGATGTTAATGAAGCCACGATGGAAGCAGTTGATTCTCAATTAATGAGAGAAAGTAACCCCTTAATGCCTATAGAAAAACCTCAACGATCTAGTCGTACGACGTTTGGAAGTAGGAAGACAGAGGAAGCTTAATCTTGAATATTAACACTAAACATATAAAGGTGAAATAAAATGGCAAATACAAACGATCCTGACGGATTTACGCCAGCTTACCACATGTATGGTGGTACTATTCGTCCTGCAAGAATGAGAATCGCTAGTGCTTACGGAACTGCTATTTATAGCGGTGATGTAGTTAAGCTTAATAGTGGTTACGTTGAACAAGCAGGGGCGACTGATACTCCCGTGGGTGTGTTTTATGGCGTGTATTATAATGATAGTTCTGGTAATCCAACTTTTTCTAAAGTCTGGACTGCCTCGACTGCCACATTGGGTAGTGCCGATGCCGAGGCACTTGTTTATAACGATCCAGGAATTGTCTATGAGGCACAATTTACTGCAGGAACTCCTGCTGTAAGTTTTATAGGCAGTAAATATACACTAAGCACAACAGCTGGTGATTCTAATTCTGGTCGTTCAAAAGAAGGTGCTACAGCAACTACCTCATCAGGTATTGCTCTATGCGTTGGATTTAAGCTAACACCGAGTAATTCGATTGCAGCTTATGCTCGCGCATTCTTCACTTTCCCAACTAGCACATTCGCAGTTTAATTAAGGAGTAAATAATGGCTATAAACAGAGCACAACTCGTCAAAGAGTTAGTTCCAGGTCTTAATGCTCTTTTTGGACTGGAATATGACCAATATCCAGATGAGCATGCAGAAATCTTCGAAACCGAGTCTTCGGACAGAGCCTTCGAGGAAGAAGTAATGCTTTCAGGATTTGGGGAAGCACCAGTTAAAGGGGAAGGCGCAGCAGTAGTGTACGATTATGCCCAAGAAACATTCACGGCAAGATATACACACGAAACTATTGCACTTGCGTTCTCTTTAACCGAAGAAGCAATGGAAGACAACTTGTATGATTCGCTGTCAGCACGATACACTCGTGCACTGGCACGTTCAATGCATCAAACCAAGCAAGTGAAAGCTGCGAACGTTTTAAATAACGGATTCACAGCTGGCGCAAGTGCTGGTGGTGACGGTAAAGCCTTATTGGCAGACGATCACCCTACACTAACTGCTGGTGATCTTGCGAACGAACCAAGCACAGCAGCAGACCTTAACGAGACTTCACTAGAACAAGCAATGATTGATATTGCAGGGTTCAAAGATGAAAGAGGTCTTAAGGTAAATGCACAGGCGAAAAAATTAATTATTCCGCCTGCTTTGCAATTCATAGCGGATCGTCTTCTAAATACTCCAGGCAGAGTATCAACAGCAGACAATGATATTAACGCTCTCCGTAACATGGGCATGGTCTCAGGCGGATATTCAGTTAATCATTATCTGACTGACTCAGATGCTTGGTTCCTTACAACTGATGTTCCAAATGGTTTGAAACACTTTGTTCGTACCCCTGTTTCTAGTGGTATGGAAGGTGATTTCGAAACTGGAAATGTTAGGTATAAGGCACGTGAACGTTACAGCTTTGGCTTTAGCGACTGGCGTGGTATTTATGGCTCTCCAGGAGCGTAGATAAAAAATTAGGGGAGGAGTTTACTTCTCCCCTTTTTTTATATAGAATCGAATAAAAGAACTAGGGTAATTATAATTAATCTATCGACTGACCTAGCAGACAAGCCAAGACGATAGAATTTTATTAAGGAGACTTAATATGGCTAAATCAACATTTTCAGGTCCAGTCCGATCATTGGCTGGATTTATTTCAGCAGGCAGTTCAGTAGTAGTTAGCTTAACAGCTGACACTACACTAACAGTTGCTTCTCATGCAGGTAAGGTTCTTACTTGTAATGACGCAGACGGTAAATTTACTTTACCTTCAATTGTTACAACAACTCCTACTGATTCAACTGATCCTAATCAAACTAATAACTTAGGAGCAAGTTTCTTCTTTGTAGTAGAAACAGCAGCAACAGACATGGATATTTTAACTGATGGCACTGACAAATTTGTTGGTGGTCTTTACACTGGTAAAGATGATTCTACAGGTAAAACTTTTATATCTGGTGCGTCTAACGATGTAATCACTATGAATGGTTCAACTAAAGGTGGACTAGCTGGTAGTATTGTGAAAGTAACTGCAATGGCTTCTGCTAAATATGCAGTAGAAGGCATAATACTTGGATCAGGAACTATAGTAACACCATTTGCTGACGCTTAATAGGAGGTAAACTATGGCTAATACAGTCACAGGTCCAACTAATCAATTTGATGGTGATAAAAAGCTTATTGTGTATGCATCCGTTCTTTCAGACGGAAGTGCGAGCAGTACTACATTAGTAGACGTTTCTGCTCTCAACACAAATCCAGAAGGAGAATCTTGTGCTCACGTGTCTTTAAATAAGATATGGTACAGCGTGGGTGGGGGAACGGATGCCCCAGCTTCTCTGGATTGGGATGCAGACACTGATGTAACTTTTTTAACATTAGCTTATGATAATTCTTTTGATTTCAGTGAGATTGGTGGTCTTAAAAACACTTCCGCCACAGGTTACTCAGGAGATGTACTTTTAGTTGTGCCTTCTACCTCAGATGCAGGTAATGAATACACAGTTTGGTGTGAGTTTTTAAAATACTACGAAGCACCAGGATCTTAACAAATGGCTACATCAGGAACTAAAACATTTAGTCTTGATACCGCAGCTGTCATGGAAGAAGCGTATGAGTTGGCAGGGCTGGAGTTGCGTACAGGATATGACGCAGTAACAGCCCGTCGCTCACTGAACATCATGTTCAGTGATTGGGCTAACAGGGGTGTAAATGTTTGGACAATCACACAAGTCAATTTGACAATGGTTGAGGGTCAAAATAACTACACTTTAAATGCATACGATATAGATATAATAGATGCTGTAATCAGAAGAACTGTTGGTAATACAGTAACAGATTTTCAACTGAGTAGTATCGGAAGAGATGAGTATTTAAACATACCAACTAAATCAACTAAAGCTAGACCAACAGAATATTTCTTAGACAGACAAACTACTCCTGTTCTATACGTTTGGCCAGCACCAGAAAATTCAACAGATATTTTTGTTTCAAATAGAATACAAAGAATAGATGATGTAAACACCTCAGTAAATGATCCTGATGTACCTAGTCGCTTTATTGCCCCTATGGTTTCAGGACTAGCTTTTTATCTAGCACTTAAAAAGAATCCTGAAAGAATACAAATACTAAAGCCTTTGTATGAAGAGGATTTTGCAAGAGCAGTAGCGGGAGATCAAGGCAGAAACAGTTTACATTTAGTGCCTAGGAGAAACTATTAATGGCATACGCTAAAGGCACATATGCTCAAGGAATATGTGATACATGTGGATGGGCTTACCCCTACTTAGAATTAAGAAAACAATGGAATGATTTAAAGGTTTGTCCAGAGTGTTATGATCCAAAAGAACCACAACTAGATCCAGTTCCTCGTGTTCTGGATGCAGAAGCGTTGTGGAATCCTAGACCTAATGTTGATCAAGAAGTTGGGTTAGGAACAATAATAACATACGGTCCATATACTTCAACGCAAGTTGGACCATACAACACTATCCCAGAAGTTATAGGTACTATGTTCCCCCACGTAACCGTTGGGGATCCATTTAAAATGACAGGGGAAGTAGGAACATTAACGGTGACAACATCATGAACTGGACATACACTACATTAAAGTCAGCTATTCAAGATTACGTTGAAAGTGCTGATTCAACCTTTGTCAGTAACCTACCTATTTTTATACAGGAAGCTGAACAAAGAATTCTACAAAACGTACAAATACCTGTTTTTAGAAAAAACGTAACAGGCACAGCATCAAGTGGAAACACATACCTAGCGATGCCAACAGATTTTTTAACCCCCCTTAGTTTAGCATTAATAGACAGTGATAGTAATTACAATTACCTATTATTAAAAGATGTTTCTTTTATAAGAGATTACACTCCAGCAACTGCAACAACAGGTAATCCTTTATATTATGCACTTTTTGATGAAAATACTTTTATACTAGCACCAGCCCCAAATGCCAATTATACTTTTGAATTACATTATGTTTATAACCCTCAATCAATAACAGCTACATCAGATGGAACAAGTTGGCTTGGGACTAATGCTGGAGATACATTATTTTATGGATCTTTAGTAGAAGCTGCGATATTTTTAAAATTAGACCCTGCTGAAACTCAAATGTTTGAAGGTCGTTTTGCTAGTGGTTTATCTAGCTTGAAAAATAGAGTAGAAGTTTTAGGAAGTAAGGATGAATACAGGTATGGGGATATTTATTAAATGTTAAATGAATCTACCTCAGACTTAGAAGGAAAAAACGTAGCAATAGTTGCTATGGGTCAAAGCCAAATAGATTATCATTTATCAAAAGTTCATAGCGTATTGTTTGATGAAGTGTGGGCTGTGAATGCGATGATTGGAGTTCTTCCAGAAATAGATAGGGCTTTTATTTTAGATCCTATGTCTAGATTTTTTGATACAGAAGATGCAGGAAGTATGACTCCGATGATGAGGAAATGGCTACCAAAAGCAGATTATCCAATTTATACATGCGAACTAGATAGCAGAGTACCTTACGCAGAAGAATTCCCATTAGCTGCATTAGTGGCTGATTTAGGGTGTTCTTATTTTAATAACACAGTAGCTTACGCTATAGCTTTCGCACTGTGGAATAAGGTAAGTCATTTAACCATATTTGGAGTGGACTTTACTTATAAAACAAATATGCACTTTGCTGAATCTGGAAAAGCTTGTTGTGAGTTTTGGTTAGCAAAATGCATGGAAAATGATATAGAAGTTTCAATTGCTCCTCGTTCTAATTTATTAGAAACTGATGTGGATATAAAAGAAAAACTGTACGGTTATCATCGTTTAAAAGATCCAGTTGTTACATATTTAAAAGACGGTATAATACAGACATGTAAATGGTCAGAGGTGCTAAAAGAAGAAGCCCCCAGTAAACCACAAATGATAGATAGAAATGATTTACCACCAGAACCAGAGGAGTATTAATGTTTTCAATTAATTCTGATACAGAAGTTGGTAGCTTAGGAGTTACCACAACAGATTACAGAGGGCACACTGTAGAAGAAGTTGCAGAAATGGCTACTAAAAGATTAGTTTCCATTAGCGACGAAGCCCCTGCACCCATTAGGGCACAAGCACACGCTTTTAGAGAAGCGTGCAAACAGGTAGTTGCATATTACATGGCGGAAGCAATAAAAAACCACATGTGTACAATATGCAATCAATTAGAACAACAAGGTCATAAAGACCTAGCTAATATTATTAGGAGACTATAATGGCTATAACACAAGCAATGTGTACTTCTTTTAAAAGTGAACTTTTGCAAGCAGTACATAATTTTAAAGCTTCTGGAGGTAACTCTTTTAAGCTGGCTTTATACACAAGTTCAGCAACAATGAGTGCTTCTACTACAGCTTATAGCACAAACCAAGAAGCATCAGGAACAAACTACACCGCAGGTGGGGCAGCATTAACGAATGTTAATCCAACTACTTCGGGAACAACTGCGTACACTGATTTTGCTGATTTGACGTTTGGCACGGCTACCGTTACTGCTAGAGGTTGTATGATTTACAACGATACAGCATCAGGTGATCCTGCGGTGGCAGTATTTGATTTTGGCGGAGATAAAACTTCCACAGCTGGAAGCTTTACTATATCTTTTCCAACAGCAGATGCCAGTAACGCTGTAATCAGAATAGCTTAGTAAAAAGTGGCTGTCGGATGGGGGCGGTCCACATGGGGCTCTGGCGCATGGGGACAACCACATAATATAACTGTAGACCTTACAGGTGTTGCAGGTACTTCTGCGTTAGGTACAGAAACAGTATCTTGTGACGCGAACGTAACTGAAACAGGTCTCTATGGTACAGGTTCAGTAGGAAGCCTTACAGCCACAGGAATAGCTAATGTTTATCCTACTGGATTAGCGGGCACTACGGCTCTAGGATCTGAAACAGTAAGTGGTGACGCAAATGTCACAGAAACAGGTGTAGCAGCAACAGGTGCCGTTGGTGATGAAACAGTCACTGGTACGGCTAATGTATCTGTTACTGGATTAGCGGGAACAACCGCATTAGGTACTGAAACAGTAAGTGGTGATGCCAATGTAAGTGAAACAGGAGTAGCAGCCACAGGTGCCGTTGGCACAGTTGTAGCTAACGGAGTAGCCTTAACCAGTGTTAGTGGTACTGCTTCTACAATATCGCAAGGGGACGAAACGGTTACTTGCGATGCTAATGTTTATCCTACTGGATTAGCTGGGACATCAGCGTTAGGTAGTCTAACAATATACACTGAAAATATTGTCTCGTTAACGGGAGTAGTAGGAACCAGTGCACTAGGTACAATAACAGCTTCAACCCATGTAACTATTGCAGTTACAGGGCTGTATGGAACAGGAGAGATTAGTGGACTCACTGTTTGGGGTATAATTATTCCTGATCAAACCCCTGGATGGACAGGAATTACGGATAGTCAAACACCTAATTGGACAGCAGTTTCAGATTCTCAAACGCCAGAATGGGAAGAAGTTGCTTAACTATTATGCAAAATAGTAATATAATCAAACAGCATGGAGAATAAAAAATGGCAAGTACATACGTAAATGATCTAAGACTCAACGAAATGGCCACAGGTGATGGTTCAGGAACTTGGGGTACGACTACAAACACAAACTTAGAATTAATAGCAGAAGCCTTTGGTAGTGGAACTGAATCACTGTCTGATGCGTCTACAGCAACTATCACTATGCAAGATGGGACAAGTGATGCTGCTAGAGCAATGGCACTTACTCTTTCAGGTTCTTTATCACAAGCCTGTACTGTAACTTTAGCACCTAACACAGTTAATAAATGTTGGATTATTCAAAACAGTGCTGGTGATACAGTAACTATTTCACAAGGAACAGGTTCAAACGTAGTTATTCCTAATGGTGGAATAAAAATGATTGTTTGTGATGGTGCTGGTGCTGGTGCTGCCGTTACTGACGTTTTAGATTTAACAGGGGGAACAGGTAACGTAGGACTAGGAAGCGGATCATTAGGAACAGCTTTAACAACAGGAACGGATAACGTAGCGATAGGTGAAAATGCTGGTGACGCATTAACTACTGGTTCTGACAACGCTTTTGTAGGAGATAATGCTGGCGGTGCAGCTACTACAGGCAGTGACAATGTTGCTGTAGGTTCTGCTGCTTTATTAGTCAATACTACAGGCGGCAGTAATATTGCAATTGGAGCAAATGCCTTAGATGCAAATACTACAGGGGCAAGAAATGTAGCGATTGGTTATGATGCTTTAGGTGCAAACACAACTGCGAATAATAACACAGCAGTGGGTAATGCTTCTTTAGACGCCAATACCACAGGTACAGCCAATACAGCAGTGGGTAGAAACGCTTTAGGTGCAAACACAACAGCAGATAACAACACCGCAGTTGGATTTAATTCTTTATTAGCAAACACGACAGGTGCAGTTAATGTTGCAGTTGGTGAAAGTGCTTTAACAGCAAACACGACAGGAACTAGAAACATAGCGGTTGGTAGCGGTACTTTAGAAACTAACACTACAGGTGGAGACAATATCGGTATTGGACATGATGCACTTAACGATGTAACAACAGCATCATACAATGTTGCCATTGGTTCTTATTCGGGAGACTCAATCAGCACAGGTGCTTCTAATACTCTAATGGGTTATCTTGCAGGTGCTGGTATAACCACAGCTTCTAACAACACCGCAGTTGGTTCAAGTGCTTTAGTAGCAAACACTACAGGTGCTGCAAACACAGCAGTTGGCTTTGATGCTTTAAAAGATAATACAACAGGCTCAAACAACGTAGCTGTGGGTGAAAACGCATTAGCTAATAACACCACAGCAGACCAAAACGTAGCTGTAGGACAAAATGCTTTACTAACTGCTACGACTGCTGTTGATAATATTTCAATGGGGCATGACGCAATGCGACTTACCACTACTGGAAGTTATAATGTTGGAATTGGTACAGATGCTTTACGATCAAACACTACAGGACAAAGAAGTGTTGCTATAGGTTATCAAGCCTTAGATGCACAAACCACAGGTGCTGATAATGTTTCAATAGGCTACGAATCTGGTAGTGCTAACACTACAGGAATAGAAAATACTTTTATTGGTTATTATGCAGGAGCAGCAAATACTACAGCAGATTATAACGTAGCTGTTGGTGCTAGTGCCTTACAAGTCAACACCACTGGAACTTATAATACTGCTGTTGGTGCTAGGTCTTTAGATGCAAATACGACTGGTGCTTACAACACAGCAATAGGTGGACAAGCACTTGATGGTAATACAACAGGTTCTGAAAATACAGCAGTAGGTGTAAATGCTTTAGATAAAAATACTACTGCTTCTTATAACACGGCAGTTGGTAAAAATGCTTTAGCAGCTAATACAGACACAGATTCAAAAACTGCTGTGGGCTATTCAGCTTTAGCAGCTAACACAACAGGAGTTTATAATACGGCTGTTGGAGTAAATTCTTTAGCCAGTAACACCACAGCAAGTAATAATACAGGTATAGGACATAAAGCAGGATATGCTCTTACTACAGGTTCTGATAACACAGCAGTTGGATGGAGTGCATTAGACCTTGCAACAACTGCTGCTGATTGTGTGGCTGTAGGTTCAGAAGCTTTAACAAGATTAACTACAGGAAGTCACAACACAGCCGTAGGATACAGAGCAGGAGAAGATTTAACAACAGGAGAATCCAACACGGCTGTTGGTAAATATGCTTTACAGAACACAACTACAGCAAATAATAACACAGCTACTGGATTAGCAGCTATGGATGCAAATACTACTGGTGCAGCAAATGCTGCTTTTGGTAGAGACGCTTTAGGGGCTAATACAGATGGATCTGACTCTACGGCTGTAGGTTATGCGGCTTTGTTTTCAAGTACAACCGCAAACTATAACACAGCAGTTGGTTATAAAGCCCAATATGAATCCACAACAGGACATAGTAATACATCTATAGGTTATTTAGCAGGATATGATTTAACAACAGCTTCGAATAATTTATGTTTAGGTAAAAATGCGGGAAGGTCAAGTAGTCCTTCTGGAGCACTAACTACAGGCAGTAATACTGTTGTTTTAGGTGACGATAATATAGGTGCACTATACTGTACACAAAGCAGTATAAGTACATCGGATAAAAGAGATAAAACAGATATAGAAAATTTTAATGTTGGTTTATCTTTTATAAATAAAATGCAACCTGTTACTTATAAATGGGATAAGAGAAGTTGGTATAGTAACAATTTATCTGTGACACCTGATGGAAGTAAAAAAGATAATAAAACTCAAGTTGGGTTTTTAGCACAGGATGTAGAACCTTTAGAAAAAGAAATAGGTTTTGCAAATAATAGTGATGATATGTTATTTGTAAACTTGAGTGAAGATAATCAAAGATATGGTATGCAATACGAAAGATTAGTAACAGTCTTAGTCAATGCAGTACAAGAACTTTCGGCTAAAGTCGAAGAATTAGAAGATAAACTTAAATAAAGGAGAAAAAAATGGCAGTAAGCAAAAAACTCGTAAAAACCATTCCCTATGTCAAATCCAGTAAAGTGGAAAAATGGCATTTGGAAATGCAATACGAAAACGACAGCGAAGGCGATGCAACTTACTATACCAGTACGTTTTATGTAGAGGTAAACGCTTCAGATACTGACTCAACAACTGGAGTAGTAACGAATAACTTTACTAAAGCAGCAAAGGGGTCGTTTAGTAACGCTGACCTAGTAGCGTTGTGTCCTGTATCAAAATGGGATGCAGTATTTGCTAGTCAAGTGGATTCGGTTATTACTAACCCACCTAGCGACCCAGTAGCTGACAATTCATTTAGCGTACCTAGTTAATGGCTGAAGTAACAGTACATAACATGCCTAGTGTCTATGTCATGGAGACACAGATGCCAGAGGGTATGGTTGAGGACTTGAATGATTATCTTGACGAATACGTTGAAGATAAAAATAAGAAGTCTTTAGCTGATACTTTGGTTGGGCAAATAGCACAAGGTGAACAATTACTTATGGAGAATGATGATCCTAGAGTAAAAGAATACACGGATTTTGTATGTGGTTTGGGGGCAGATTATATTAATTTCTTCTCTCAGAATACTGGTTCAATGTTGAAAACACCTAAAGCTGTAGCGGTTGATGAAACTTGGTCAGTACACAGTTACGAAGGAGACTATAACCCTATACACGATCACGGCACTAAAACCATTATGGGTATATCTACAACTGGCTGGACTAAAGTTCCACAACAGATACTAGATCAACCTGTTGCGGGATCACCACAATATTCTTTATACAATACGTCAGGGGATTGTGATGGCTACATTGCCTTTCAGTACGGAAGAAACGAATTAATGAATACAGATAGATTGAGACCGCCTCAGTCTTTTGTTATACAACCAGAAGTAGGGAAGTTGTTGGTTTTCCCTTCTTGGTTGCAACACATGGTATATCCTTTTAAGGGAGAGGGCGAAAGAAGAACTGTCGCTTCCAACCTTAATTGCTGGGATATGCAAGAACAACCAACAGAAATAGAAAACGAGGTAAAAGATGATGACATTGATTAATATATTTATGTGGATAACCGCTATTATTGCAATAGCTTCATTAGTGGCTGCCGTAACCCCTACTCCTAAAGGAGATAAGTTACTAGGTAAGCTTTATAAGGTCATAGACTTTTTAGCTTTAAATATAGGAAAAGCTAAGGATAAAGCTAAGAAATAAATGCCTAGAAAGACAGTAATGGAAGTCGCAGCCCATATCGAAAAACACGAGGCAGTTTGTACTGAACGTTGGTTAGAAACCATCCACCGTATAAAACGTCTTGAACTTTTTGTGATAGCCACTTTAGTTACATTACTATTAAGTACAGGAGCCATTTTAACTGATCAACTATTTTAGGAGACTAAGTGCCTCTAGAAAAATTCACCCTCCGACCTGGAATCAACAAGGAAGGAACAGATTACTCAAACGAGGGTGGGTGGTACGACGCAAACTTAGTTCGTTTCCGTAAAAATTTCCCTGAAAAAATAGGTGGATGGGCTAAAAACACTTTAAACACTTTTCAGTCCACCTGCAGAGCCCTCCATGCGTGGGTAGACCTACAATTAACACCTTACCTTGGGGTAGGTACTACATGGAAGTATTACGTTAAACAGGGAGACAATTACAACGATATAACTCCTATACGACTTACTACTTCTGCTGGAGATGTTACCTTCTCAGCAAGCAACGGTGACGCTACAATAACCGTTACTGATGCAAATCACGGAGCAGTAGTTAATGATTTTGTGACTTTTAGTGGTGCTGCTACTTTAGGTGGGTTAATCACTGCAGCTGTTCTTAACCAAGAATACCAAATCGCTACTGTGACAAGCGTTAATGTTTACACAATAGAAGCAAAAGACACAGACGGAAATACGGTTACAGCAAACGCTAGTGATAGCGGTAACGGTGGTAGTTCCGTAGTTGGAGCGTATCAAATCAATGTAGGTCTAGACGTATATGTGGAAGGATCTGGTTGGGGTGCTGGAACTTGGAGTGCTGGAACGTTTGGCTCAGTTAGTGCTATCTCGTCTTCTAACCAACTTAGGAACTGGAGCCATGATAATTTTGGCGAAGATTTAGTAATGAATGTTCGTGGTGGTGGAATATACTATTGGGATGAATCCGCAGGTGCAACTGCTAGAGCAGTAGCTTTTTCTGATTTATCAGGTGCCAACCAAGCACCAACCATAGCACTGCAAATTTTAGTAAGTGATATAGATAGACACATTATTTGTTTTGGGGCAGACCCTATTAATACCAGTAACCAAAGAACAAGTTCTTCAGACCCATTGTTTATTTGCTGGAGTGACCAAGAAAACGCCACTCAATGGGAGCCTCTTCCTGATAATACAGCAGGATCTTTTAGGTTATCTGCTGGTTCTCAAATTATTGGAGCAATTAGAGCAAGACAAGAAACTTTAGTTTGGACTGACACGGCACTATACTCCATGAGTTTTGTAGGACAACCGTTTACTTTTGGAGTTAATTTAGTAAACGAAGGAATAGGACTTATTGCCCCTAATGCTGCTATCAATTCACCAGCTGGTGTTTTCTGGATGGACAAAACAGGTTTCTACACTTATAATGGACAAGTCAGAGAACTGCCATGTAGTGTTCAGAACTATGTTTTAAGTGACATTAACATAGGGCAAGCGTACCAGACCTTTGCTACTTTAAATAAAGAATTCGATGAAGTTGGTTGGTTCTATTGTTCAAGCAGTTCTACAACAATAGATAGATACGTTACCTATAATTACGCTGAAAATGTTTGGAGCATCGGACAATTAAACAGAACAGCTTGGTTAGACGAAGGTGTTTTTGATAGTCCAATGGCTACATACACTACAGGTAATGTAGGTTATTTATACAACCATGAAACAGGCAACGACGCTGATGGTTCACCGATGGATAATGTTTACATTGAATCTAGTGATTTTGATTTAGGGGAAGGAACATTTTATCAAATGATTAGAAGAATAATTCCTGATATTAAGTTTACAGGAAGTGGAGGTAGTGGTCAGATTATTAATTTTGTTGTAAAAACTAGAAATTATCCAGCAGAAAGTTTAACCACTTCTTCAACAAATACCTGTACAAACAGCACTTCTAAAATTGATGTAAGAGTAAGGGCAAGACAAGCAGCACTTAGGATTGAATCAGACGATGATAACAGTGAATCAGTAAGATTAGGTGTTGGGTTTAGGGTAGGTGCAACTCGTATGGATTTACAACAGAGTGGTAGGAGATAATGGCTAAGTTATTAGAAACTAAATTACCAGTCGCTACAGGGGACTATATTCCTCCAGACACTTTTAATAGATTAACTAGGATTTTAGAATTAAGTTTAAATAGGGTTGACATAGACGCAACTGTTTCTGCTAATCAAGGGCAACGTGATGTCAATAAATTTGGAGCAGGGTTTGTTCTTTGGAATTTAACAACATCTCAATTACAATTATGGACAGGAACTAAATGGGTAAATATATACGAAGGAGACCAGTCAGGAGTAGAAGGAGTATCTGGTTTAGGAAAACTGAGTGTTTCGACAAATGGTTCGATATCAGTAAACATACTATGATGAATAAAGATAAATTAGTAGAAGAACTTATTAAAGATGAGGGTTATGAGTACGAAATATACGAAGACCATCTTGGCTTTGCAACTTTTGGAGTTGGGCATTTAATTCTTGATACGGATAAAGAGTTTGGTCAGGCTGTAGGTACTCCAGTTTCAGAAGAAAGAATACTAGAATGTTTAAAGAATGACATAGATGTAGTTTGTAATGAGTTAGATAGAAACATGCCTTGGTGGAAAGAACTTAATGATAATAGACAACGTATTCTAGCTAATATGTGTTTCAATTTAGGTAGACCTAGACTTAGTAATTTTAAAAAGTTTCTTGCTGCGTTAGAGTCAGGCGATTATGAAAAAGCTGCTGTAGAAATGATGGATTCTAAGTGGGCAACCCAAGTAGGAGATAGAGCAGTTAGATTAAGAGATAGAATGGTGAAGGAGGATTAGAATGTATGAATACGCTTGTAAGGTTGAAAGAGTTGTTGATGGGGACACTATCGACGTTGTGCTGGATCTTGGTTTTGATATTCAGTATAAGTCTCGTGTTCGTTTATACGGTATTGATACTCCCGAGTCACGGACTCGTGACAGGGATGAAAAGGCTAGAGGAAAAATGGCTGGGGCTTTCTTAAAAGAGGCAATAGAAAAAGGTGAAAAAGTAGTGATACAAACAAAACTTAAAGACTCTAGAGGTAAATTTGGTAGAGTGTTGGGCGATGTTGTTGTAGACGAAGTAAACATAAATAAATCAATGATTGAGAATAATTACGCAGTTGCGTACCACGGTCAATCTAAAGATGATGTAGAAGCAGAACATTTAGTTAATAGAACAAAATTAATAGAACGAGGCTTATTTAACCCAGAGGAGATAAAATGAAATTAGGTATATTAAAATCATTAGTAGGAACAGTAGCCCCTACACTTGGAACTGCTTTAGGTGGACCAATGGGTGGTATGGCTGCGAATATGCTTTCAGAGGTGTTAGGGTGTGACCCCGAACCAAAGAAAATACAAAAAGCAATGGAGACAGCTACTCCTGAGCAACTTGCCGAACTTAAAAAGGTTGAAGGTGATTTTGAAGTTCAGATGAAAAAGCTTGACATAGATTTGTTTGCGTTAGAAACAGCAGAAGTTCAAGACGCTAGAAATAAATTCAGTAAAGATTGGACAGCCCGAATAATGGGTATTCTTGTGGTAGGTGGGTTCTTAGGTTATATATTCATGGTGACCATTCAGCCCCCAGAACAGAATTCAGAAGCTTTAATTAACCTTGTGCTAGGGTATTTAGGTGGTTTAGCCTCAGCTATCATTAGTTTTTACTTTGGAGCGTCACACACAAAAGAAGACGAATAAAGAAATGAGTTGCTTGAGAACAGGAAAGGAGTATATACTATGGAGATGAACGCACAAGGGTTAGCTTCTTTAGGTAGGGGAGGCGATGACCAAATAGGTCATTTAACAACAGGAGAAAAAGTTTTACCACTTCCTGTGGCTCAAGATCCTTCTGTTCAAAGAGTAATTAACCAATCTTTTGCTAAGCACGGTCTTAACGCTGATCAGTACACCGTAGGTCATGCTGATAATTCAATCAACCCTTTAACAGACTACCCCGAATATGGGTTAGGTAAGTTCTTTAAAAAAGTAGGAAAAGCTTTTAGAAAAATTGCTCAACCTGTATTAACTGCAGTAGGTTTTATTTATGGTGGTCCAAAAGGTGCAGCAATAGGTAGTTCTATTGGTGGTGGTATCCGTAGAGGTAAATTTGATGTAAAAGATGCAGTAAAAGACGCAGCAGGTGCTTATGCTATAACCAGTGTTGGTCAAGGTATGGGACTTAAAGGGGGTCAATTTGGCACTACTTGGTCACAACAAGGTATTGGGGCTTTAAAAAATATTGTTCCTGGAACACAAAACAGCATGTGGGGTTGGGGTGCTACTCCAACAACAGACGGTGGTATTGGTGGTTTCTTCCAAAATCTTGGGGCACGTGGTGCGTCTATGTTGCCTGGAGGCGGAGGAGCAGATGCGATAGCAGGCACTCCCGCAGCAAATCTTTTTGGAAAAGAAGGGGCTTGGTCAAATTTAAACATGCTCCAAAAAGCTGGAATTATGGGTATAGGTGGATTAGCTGCCAGTAAAGCAGGACTATTTGACCAACCCCCATTACAAGGCAGACCAGCAGGAGTAGGGGAACTTAACGAACAACAACAACAATATTTAACAGGAGGACTAAGACCAGCTACCACAATGCCAGGTGTAGGTGGAAGTTCTTCAGGAAATTTAATGGGTTATCAAGGCAGAGCAGGAATAGGTAGTATGAGTAACCCTCAACAAGATTTACTGGATTATCTAGAAGAACAAAAACGTAAATATTTAATGCAGTTCCCTCAGTTCCAAACTGGCAGAGCCTATGGTTATAATGAAGGTGGACCAGTAGCAAATCCTGTTGCATATTTAGATTCTAACCACAGAACAAGTGGTTTTGATTTACCACCAACACCAAAAGAAAGATTAAATAATCTGATGTACTCTATTGAAAACAGAGCGATAAACGATATTAACCCATACAGCTATTTTATAGATAGAGGTTTAGACACGGCTTCAAAAATGCAAATTGGAGATCAACAAATTCATCCAGGACTTCTTTCTTTAATAGGTGGTGCGAATAATGCTGTAAATAGGGTTGTTAGAGGCACAGTGGGTACTCTTATTCCTGGAGGAAGAAGACCTATAAAAGATTTAAGAGAACGAAGAAAAGCAAGACAAGCACAAAAACAAGCAGAAATAGAAGAGAATATAAAAGATTTAACAAATCCAGGAGTACGAGATATGTACGAGGGTGGTCCAGCAAAAGTTACTGAAGACGGTGTACCTATTGACAATATACCTGCTATGTTAACTGAAGACGAACACGTATTAACTAGAGACGCTATTAGAGGTTTAGGTAACGGTGATATAGAAAGAGGTCATCAAATAGCTAAAGAAATCAATGATTCAGCAGAAATACAAGAACAATTACAAAACCAAATACTGCAACGTAAATACTTTATGCAGTTTCCACAATTTAACAGAGGAGTAGCTTAATGGCAACAGAAGAATATTTAGATCAGACGAGTAAGTCTGTTCCTCCACAGTATTTAGCTGATTTATATGCGGGAGCAGGAACAGGTGTTCCTGGTCTGATCCCTTTATTGAACCAAGATATTTACAATAAATTCGCCACTATGGGTGTTCCTGGAATGAATCCTTACACCTATCAAGGTATGAGGGTGGCTCCGTTTAGCCAAATGACTCAACAGGGATTTAACAGAATAGGTCAAGGTGTAGGGTCTTATCAACCTTATTTTAACACAGCACAACAAGGATTAACAAGTGGTGTAAATACAGCTGGGCAAGGATACAACACTATGGCTGACTTGTACGGAAGAGGTATAGGTGCCACAGAAAGTTCAGTTGGTCAAGGGATGAACCTCTTAGGTCAAAGTGCAGGATTGTACGGTCAATCAACACAAGGATACAACCCAAATAGTGTAGGAAACTACATGAACCCTTACACAGAAAATGTGGTGAATAAAACACTAGGTCAAATGAGGAGAGGTATTGACAGACAAAGAACGGCATCTAGAGATGCTGCTGTTGGTGCTGGGGCTTTTGGTGGTAGTCGTGGTAGACTAACGGAAGAAAATATAGAAAGGGCTGGTCAAACAGCAATGGGTGATGCTGCTGCTAGTCTTTATGGTCAAAACTATGCACAAGCACAACAGGCAGCAATGGGTGAGTCTGCTTTACAGAGACAACTACAACAGTCAGCAGCTGGTGGGTTAGGTAACGTAGCTGGTGGTGTTGGTTCTTTAGGAAGTCAACTTGCTAATGTTTACGGAGGCTACGGTACTAACTTAGGAAAAGCTGGTTTAGGTCTAGGACAATTTATGGGTAATACAGGCATGAACATGGCTAACTTAGGGGCTATGCAGTACGGTCTACAAGGTGAAGACATTAACCGTTTAATGAAGGGTGGTGGAATGCAAGACGCTATGCAACAGAGAATAGCTGACGTTGATTACGGAAACTTTGTAGGTCAATACAACCTACCTAGTCAGATACTTGGTCAAGGTATCGGAATGACTTCTCCTATTTTAGGGATGTTAGGTGGTACTTCAACCACTAACAGATACGCAACGGGACAAGGAAGTGATTCTTTAATGGATAATTTAGCAACTGCTCTTTCTGCATACGGAGCATATAAGCAGTGGGGTAAAGGTACTTAATCATGGCAACTAATATGGGGTATCCAAACGCAGGCATAGTTTCTGTGATAGGACAACAAGAAAATCCGATGGGTGGTGTAGTTCAACCTAGAAACACCAACATGTTTAACCCCCAGGAAAGTGTTGAGGACACTATTATTAGGTTATTTCAAACTAACGTACCCATAGACCAAATTGCCGCAATGACTGGAACTGATCCAACAACGGTTGCTCAAGTTATAAACAATAGCACAGGAATGGACACTTATGCTAATATAAGACCAACTACTCCACCAGTTGGTGCCCCAGATATTGAAGTAGAACAAGAAGTGTTTTCTACTGATTTACCTAATGACATGGGCACACAAGCTTTAACTGGATTAAATCCCCAATATGCCGAACTGCACCCAGATGCAGTTTCAGAAGCTAGGAAGATGGAAGTACAAATACAAAACACAAGTAGAGATGTTTTTGGCATAGGGGAAAATGACCCTAATTTAGTTCAAGAACTAAACGCTGTTGAGTTATCTGTCTTAGAAGACTTTGAAAGTGAGGGGGATGGGACTTCGTCTGGTGTTGGTGGTTCTGTTCAAGAAAACGCTTTAGTAAAAATTGGGCTTAATGATGTTTTCACTGATGCGAACATAGACATAGAAGATAGAATTGATTTCTTTAAACACTACATAGCGGAGACACTTGGGTTAGATTACGGAAATCTAAAAGACGCTCCCGATGAAGGACTACCTTTTCTTGCTGCAGCAAGTGCCTTATTAAATGCCTCTAAAAGTGGTGACTCTAGAATGTCAGGAATTGGGCAAGCTATGGTTTCATTTGGAATGACTAAAAGTCAATTAGAAAGAGTTAGAAATAAAGAAGCTAAAGACTTATTGATGACTTCTTTTAACTTAGGTCTAGAAGCTGATAAAATAGCAAGAAGTGGTAGTGGTAAAGATGGTCTTGGAAATATCGGACAATACATTGTTCCTTTTATAGGTGATGAACCTATTTTGTTGGGAGACAAAGAAGCTTTAGCATTACAACGTCAAGGAGTAAATTTAAGAAAATACGACTCAACAAAAGAAAACCCCAAACTGTACGCTATTCCTAAATGGAATTCAGATAAATCAGGTGTTGTCTATGAACATAGATCAATGACACCAACAGCTGCAGGTAATGTTAAATTAGATAGCGACCTTATAACAGCAGGTTACGCAGTTAACCCAGTAGACTCAACTAACGCAAGAACTTTTGGCTTTATTCAATCCCCTGACGGTAAGGTGGAGCAGATATCTATGCAAGAATATTTAACTCTCCCTGCCAGTGACCCAAGAAAAGAGTACGAGTTCATGAAAGCTGGAGATACTCAAGCTGTCTTTGATTTAGAAGAAGGAATAGCTAAGTTTATTCCTAAATCTGAATTACTAAAGAACCCTATGACTATTTTAGAAGACGGGACAGAAACAGCAAGATACGTTCCTAACACGATGATGAAGACTTGGACAGTCAACCCTGACGGAAGTGTGACAATGATGGAAGGTAGGAGCGGAGATATTAGAGGTTATGCTGGTTCTAGAGCACAACTTTCAGAGATGAGAGAAACAAGGGAAAAACTAACTGATCTAGATTTAAACACAAGAAAAGTTTTAGACAACATTGATTTAGTTAGAGGAGCAGCAAAAGAAGGTTTATTTGGAAGTCCCGCAGAATTCTTAGCAGGAACTGGTAATATAATAGCCAGTGCAAAAGAAGCCTATAAAGTTTACAGGGAGGATTTAGTAAAAGACGGAAGAGCAATTACAGGTCAGAGTTATGATTCTCTATATAAGAACTTCCAGGAAAAATACGAAGACCAAATTGCAAATTACGGTTGGGGTCAGAAATTAGTAGACGCAGGTATTAAAAAAGATAGACTAACTGCTGCTATGTTTGGATTAGCTATTTCTTCTGCTAAGTTATTAGCTGAACAAAAAGGTAGGGACATATCTAACGCTGATATTGAAAGGTTTATGCAAGAGATTGGTGCTAACGCTAGTTCTTTATTAGGGTTTCAACATATTGTTAATGATCTAGAGTATAAAGTTCTTAGGAATTATCAAAGACAAGCAGGTGAAGACGGAATTTACCGAGACACTCAGATTTTAATAGATAACCCAGCAGGTGCAGATCTTCCTCAAGTAGGAAGTTTGGAAGTAGGTAATCAATACTTTGCTCCTGGAGGAAGAGGAGAAAAAACCCTAGCATTTATAAATGAAAGACTGGAAAGACTAGACGCTGATAGAAAAACAACATCTATTGCTACTGGTGGAATAGTTCCTGTACAACAAAAACCAGACACGTATTCTAGCTTTGTTCGTGGCTTAAGAGCAGATAAAAGCGGAAAAGCAGATAAAATAGTTAGGATACAAAGCACAGGTGAAACAATCAACTGGGGTAAATTAGCTAAACAAATAGTGTATGATGAAGAGTATAACGACCCAGCAAGTGCTAAACAAATAACACAACAAAGAATAAAAGATGCTTTCCCAGATACTGATGCTGGTAGAGCAGATATGGAAGAGTTTATGGAGTGGTACACTTCCTTTTAAAACATGGCAATACAACAAGACACACAAGACCTAAGAGATGAAATTCTTAACAGGTATTTAACGACTAAAAGTCCAGCCCTAGATGTCACAGGAACTGTTGACTCAGACATTTTTGATGTAGAGGGTAGAACTATCCGTGTCCCTGAAAGTGTCTATAAGTACCACACAAAAAGATCAAGAAGAATGCCCGAGGAATACTTACCGACTGAGTTTCAAAGGCAACCTGGAACAAGTAGACCTTTACCGTTTTTCCCTGAAGAAGGAGAAATGTTAGGAGACTGGAATATTCAATTAATGCCAGAAGAAGTAGGTCGAGAAGCGTATCCTTTTGTAGATGAAGATGAAGATGAATACCTAAATAGAATGGGTATAGACACATCAGGTGCTCCGTTTAGTGTGGTTCGTACAGCTACTTGGTTACCTAATGATAGTTTTTCAATACAAGAAGGCGGAGGACTAGAAAAAGTTTTAAGAGATTACTACCCTGATGCAAAAGAAACAGACGGATCACCTTGGGACTTTGCGGTTAGACAAGAACCACGTTCTCAACGGTACATGTACCGTGACCCAGAAAGAGAAGGACAATACCAAACGGTATTTGCTCCAGGACTACAGTTTGCAGATGTAGCTGCAGAATTACCTGAATTGGTTGGGGAAGTATCAGCAGGTATTACAGCAGCAGCATTAACTCCCTCAGGTCCAATGGGTAGAATGACAGCAGGTGTTACGGCAGAAGGAACAGCAGCAGGTATTATGAGGTATCTTCAACTGAATAACATGAGGGATAACGGTTATCTATCCCCTAAGTACGATGACGACATGGTTATGATGATAGAAGCCATGAAGCACGGAGGAATGGTTGGTGCTTTTGGTGCAGGTGGTTCCGCAGCATTTAGTTTATTAAGAAGAGTTATGAACAGTGCAGGTCTTAAAAATATAAGCCCTAAAATAGAATGGGATGAAGACGTGTTTATTGAAGCGTACGATCAAGTTATAAAAGAATCTGACGACATAACAGCAACCTTAACTGCTCCTCAGATATTACTGCACTCCTCTGTCAAAGGGGCAGATGAACAACCAGCTTCAGAGTACTGGCAAGAACTTTCTCAAATGAAGAGTAAAGCTGGAAAAGAGTACGATGAAATCAGAAGTACCATGGCGGAACAAGACGCTATTAAAGAACAAACACTTAGAGAACAGTTTAGCGGTCAACAATCTGAAGGACTAGAGGATGTTCTTGAAATTGGTCCAGCAGAAATGTCAAGAAGAGGTAGTGTAATACAGGAAGCTATAGAGACACAAAGAAGACCTGAGGTCCAAAGACTAGAGTCAGAGATACTTGATATAGAAGCAGAAGCACTTTCAGCAGCAGATGATTTTATAGAAGGTGCTACCACAATGGGTCAATCTGGTTTTGCCGTTAGGAATGCTGTAGAAACAGTCCGAAATAAAGTAGACGATGTTCTTGACACTAAGTATGCAGCAATAGAAAAAGACATACAGGGTAATCCTGTTTTTGATACTACTGATTTAATCAGCTTTGCTAAAAAGAACCAAAAGAAAATAGAAAGAGATATTCTTCCCTCTTTAGCAATAGAAGACAAAAGAATTATAGAAGATATACTGGAGTTAGGGTTAAAGAAAGAACCAGGAACAGGAAAGAAGGTAAGTTACGAACAACTCAAACGTGCTATCACTAACGTCAATGGACAAATAAAGAAGGCTCAAAAATCAGCAGAGTCAGGTGCCTCAACCCCAGAGTTAGGTTTCTTAAAACAATTAAAAAACCAACTCAAAGGGATGAGAGAACAGTTAATAGATCCTAACACTAAATGGGGTAAAGGAATTATAGAACGTAACCCAAACATTTTAGATGAACTAGGTGATATAGAAAGAAGATACGCTAAATTCAATGATAATTTTACTCGTGATATATCAGGAAAATTAATTCGTAAATTAAAAGGATCAGGAAGTAGGTACGAAGTAGGTGATGAAGCTGTTGTAAAACAAGCCATCATGAATGATAACCCACAGGGAAGAAGAACTTTAAGGGCTATCTTAAACACACCCGAAGGGTTGGATGGGTTAATGGCTATTCGTTCTGCAATTAAAGGGTTGTACCGTAAGAAGATGCAAACAGCTACGGGAGAAACAAGAAGATTGACTGAGGCAGAACATAATTCTTTTATGAATCAGTACGGTGACGCCATGAAAGAATGGCTTGATCCTAAAGATTTTAAGCGTTTTCAAAATGCAGCCAGTGCTTCTGCGTATTCTCAAGCACAGATAAAAGGATTAGAAAAAAGCCGTAAAGCTTTAACTCAGTTTGCATGGGGTGCAGAAGAATTACTAGACCAACCCGAAAAGCTTTTTGACACAACTTTTAAGTCTAATGAAATTACATACACTAGAAATCTAAAAGATGCGATAGATAATTTAGAAGGCTCAATGAAGGATGATTTTATAGACTCGTACAAAGGTATGATCTATAAAGATTTTGTTAAGAGCACTTCTGAAATAACTAGGAAAGCAGGTGATAAGGTTTCTCTAGAGTTGGATCCTAGGAAAGTTGTTAAATACCTTGATGAACACGGTGACCAAATGGCTGTTTGGTACGGTGATAATTTTGCTAAAGGTTTGAACGGTTGGGCTAATCATCTAAGGGCATTGCTTCCTAAAGGGAAATCTGCAGTTGATGTGGCAGGTGATGCTAAATTAAAAGCAGGACTAGATATTGTAAGGGCTTACGTTGGTATCTTTACAAGACCTGGAAGAATGATAACTGCGGCACTGAGGTTAGGTAAGTCTGGGAAAGAAAAAGCTGTTATCGATGGTTTATTAAACCCTAAAAAGCTTAGAAACATTAACGTATTGGATAGATTCTTAAGTGACCCTGTTACTCAAGGAATTGTCAGAGAGTTGATCAGCTTTAGCCCAGAACAAGATTATACTGGAGCACAACTGGATCCTCAAAGGTCACAGGGCTATAGTGCTGACCAAACAGGCACCGAAATAGAGTTAGAATTATTTGGTCCAGATGAGTTTGCTACTAAATCAAAGGAAAGGGAATATAATCCTGCACCTTTCAACAAGGGTGGTCCAGTTAGGTTAATTAAAATGAAACACGGGTACTGATGAGTAATGGTTAATATCACCCCAGAAGAAATAATAAAGTACAACGAGGAGTATCAAAAACGCCTTACTGAAATGTCTCCTGTTGAAAGATATGACGCAGAAAATTTTAGTATAATGGGTGACCTACCTTTACTGAAACACATACCCATAAACCAAAAAGCGTTTTTATATGATTTGATTCCTGGAGTTTCAAGACTAGGTAAGTATGATTCAGGTGATCTACAACCTAAAGAAATAAATCAAATGTATAAAATGGTGTTGGACGCTACAAAAGATGGACAAACAAGTGGAAGGATAGGCTATTACGATCAAGGTGGGTATGGTGATATACTCACTAACGACGCTATTAGACAACTGCAAAGACAAATAAAATCTGAATTTGAAGATCCTGAAAATGTGCGAAGATTTTTAGCCCAAAACCCCCAAATAGATTCAAAAACTTTTTTTAAAAAGTTAGATGATCCTGAATTTATTGTAAAAACTTTTTTGGGTAGTTTTTCTTTTTACACAGATGAAGAGGGCAACAAAATTATCACAGATTCATACAACACAAATATAAATAAAGGACAACCAGGACAATCAGGTAGGTTAGGAAGATTTTTTAGTAATCTTAAACCTGGAAAAAATTATCCTATGGGTGTTTTAAGTGGTATTGCAGGTCTATTAGGTAGCGCAGAGGGAAAAGGTGCACCTGTTGAAATAAATTTAGGCACTCTTGAAGATATAAGGAAATCATACAAACCAGAAAAAGACGAATACGCCACAGGTGGTCCAGTCAAATTAATGAAAATGAAACACGGATATTAACATGATAAGATTATTATATGAACTAACAAAACAAGGCATCAAGAGGATGAGGACAAGAGAACTTGATGACATAGAAAGACAGTTGGCTAGTGTAGAAAGAGATGCTGCTAGACACGGAATGAGTGATAAAAATAGAGCACGATTTGACGCAACTAGAGACGCTATCCGAGAAGAAAAAGGTATTCGTGCTGTTAGAGATGAAGAATACGGAATAATGCAAGACGAGTTAAGAGGTGCTAGTGAACTAATACCTGTAGATAAAAGTGTTGGTGGTATTCAATCCATAGCTAGGGACAAAGCACCAATGCCTAACCCTTTCCCCAGTAGTGGTGTGTCCAATAAAGCCCCAATGCCTAACCCTTTTCCCAGTAGTGGTGTCCCCAATAAAGCCCCAATGCCTAACCCTTTTACAAGGAGAGGAGACGATGTGATACCTGAATTCTCTACTCAAAATTTAACGAAAGTAGAAGTAGAATCAGGTGTTCCTGGTCAAGCTTATTCCCTTGATGAAAGAGCAGGGTGGATGGGTCCAAGAATATCAGAGCAAGGAAATCCCTTAAAACTACAAAACATGACTTTTGGTCAATTAGATGAAGCACAACAAGGAGTTTACAGAATTGTAAAAGAATCAGATATACCTGAATTATCTGATCCTGGAGTATTGTCTGATTTACTAGACTACACTAGAAGAGCAGGAAGAGGTAGAAGCCCAAATGAAATAGTTTCAGAGTATTGGGAAACTAAAGGGAGAGATATTAGAGAATACCTTGATATTAGAACAACCACAGGTGAGATACCTCCAGGAATGACAATGGAGGATTTCTTAGGATTATAGGATTAGGAGAAAATTATGTCGTATGTTTTTGGTGATTATAGACCAGTAATGGGTGTCCCAGCAGGAGGAATGGATCCTTATGACCCAGTTACTAACCCCTACGGGATACAGAAAGTTGAGTCATTACCACCCCCACCTCCAATACAAATGCAAGGGGCTGGACTACCGAGCCTAGGAGATCCTGGACCTTATGGGTTTACCCCTCAGCCAACAGGTGGGGCAGACCAACTAGCTGGATTAATGGCTATGCAGCAAGCACAATTTGCACCTCTTTTAGCTGGACCACCAACCACCACCGACACTGGAACTGGAACTGGAACAGAAACAGACACCACCACTGGCGTTAGCACTGAAACCAAAGCAGATACAGAAACTGGAACTGGAACTGATGAAACTGGGGGAGGAGGTAGTGGGGTTTTAGACCCTTCTTATGATGCAGAAGCGATACAGGATTTAATCGATCAATACCTGTTAAATAACCCCCAAGGTTTTGAAGGAATTGGTTCTTTAGATTTAGGTCAATACGGTATTTACGATGACTACTACACACAAGATGATATCAATGAACTCTTAAAAGATTACACAGCAAATGAAAATATCCTTCCAGCAGACTATTCAAACTATGTTTTAAATACAGATGTAGATAAACTTTTAGAAGACTACACTTTAACAAGTGATATCCCTGCGGCAGATTACACAGGTTACTATACTCAATCTGATCTTGACAAACTGTTGGAAGACTACACCTTAACCTCAGATATTCCTGCGGT